ACTTAACGAGGCAGCCGGAAGGTGAGTGCACTTCACCCGACCCGGCGAATTTAATACTAAGTTATCAAGAGATAGCCGTTCCTAAACTTTGACGAGAGCAGGACGGCTATTTCTTATGTTTTCTGTTGGTATCTATGTAGGTCAATATCGCCACCAACATGATGACGAAAGTAAAAAAGTCATTCCATGAAACCATAATAATCATCCTTTCCGTAAGGCTCGGATCAGATGAGAGCACGTCCTCCAGCTGCCTGGGTAAGTGTATTATATTGTCAAGGTACTTGCGCTGGTGTTGGTAGAGCCGGAGCTATTGCGCTTTCTCTATCAAATCTTGTAACTTGTCTCTGTCCCAAAGTTTAACTCCGAGTGCGTTTGCTTCCTCCTGCGCCTGCGCGGTGAAATATTGATTGGTTAGCACAACGGCAATATCTTTATGGTATAGGCTTTTTCCGGTATGCGCTTGTTGTACTGCGGCATTTCCGATGTTGGAGGAGTAGCATTTACACTGAATAGCGTAAGTTATATCATCTTTCTCGGCGAGAATGTCAATTCCGTGATCTCCGCTACCTTGGGTAACATCAACATTATAATAGCCGTTTTTCTCTAGCAGATCAGCACAGAAACGTTCAAATTCTAAGCCACTCATGGTATCGAAAGTTTTTGTAGCGGAATATACTGTTCCAGACTCAGTGTCTATTTTTGTTTTTATAGTAGCATTGTTTAACATTCGATATAGCGTCGGTTCGTCCACAAGGACATTGCGTGGGAAAGTCCCATTCTCAGGCCCAACAATATCAACTTGGGAAAGCTGGTTAAGCAAACTAGACGCTCGGTTAAATCCTATTTTCAAAGTTCGTTGTAACATGCCGATAGAAGCTTTTTGATTTTTTACAACCAAATACGCTGCATCTACAAAAAACGGATCCGCATCCTCAATACATATAGGACGGACATTCGCGCGGCGGTGAAAACTCTCAATAGCAGCTTGTTTGTTTGCAATAATACTTCTTAAATCAGATGAAGGCTTGTTGGTAAAAGGAATTACCCCTTCATAGGTTATTAATTCAGTAAAATTTTCTATTAACTTGTCATATGATTTAAAAAATTCATTTTCATCTATTGTTGTGTTTATGATATCTGCAAGATGTTTACATTCTTCTAAGAGAATGGTGGCATTTTTTATGTTATCATAATCACTATTAAATCTATGCTTTAATGATTTAAAAAACATTTTATTATCCTTTTTCATGTGCAACAATCTCTATTAATCCGGCAGATATCTTTTTGTCAAAATCTCCATTGGCGATATGGAAGAGTTCGTGATTATAAGTCTGCATATTTCGTTCAAATGAGAGATTTTGATTTAGCACAATTGTGAAATAATCATCAGCTACAACAGTGAATCCACCTATGGTCAGTGGAAGATCGCTCATTACAGTTCGTACATTATCCAGGTTGATTCCCCCTTTTTAAAGAGAATAGCATATCAACTGTCCTATTTATTGGTCATTCGGTCTATCATCTCTGCAACGAACTGAATGTCTTCTGGTTTAACCTTGCGAGATGCATCAAATAGTACCTTATATTCTGGGTTATCAAATAGAAATTGTGCTGCGGCGCTGGCATCCTTGTTGTAATAGTAGTCAGGGGTTATTACTTGTGAATAATCCTTGGTTCCTATTAAGTAATTCATATCGACATTGAAATAATCAGCAATTGTTTCGAGAATTTCAAAGCTCGGCTCACGCTCCCCATTTTCATACATTCCAACTGTGCTTCTTGATAACTTTAAAGCATCAGCCATTTGTTGTTGCGTTAATCCACTTTTTATTCTTAATGATTTAAATACATTTTTGAAATCTCCCATGTCACACCTCCATGTCTGTATTTGAATATTACCACAAAACGTGGAAAAAGAAAATGAAAAAATTCCACAAAAAGTGTTGACACGATATGTGACAGATGATATATTCTAATTGTTCCACAAAACGTGACAAAGAAGGTGATAAATTGAATGCGAAAGAGATAGGGAACAAGTTGGTTGAACTAAGAGGGAAAAGAACCCAAGAACAGGTAGCAAATGCTGTGGGTATCAGTGTTTCTGCTTTGTCAATGTATGAATGTGGGGAAAGAATTCCAAGAGATCCTATAAAAATTGAACTAGCCAAGTATTACAAAAAAAGTGTACAGGCTATTTTTTTTAACACAAGAACTCCACAAAATGTGACAATACAACAGAAAGGAGAGTGAGAACGTGAAATGAATGATTTGGATGTTTTATCAGAGGTTAAAAAGATAATGGATGAGAAGAATGCAACCACTTTTAATGTGATAGATGTTCAGGAAGCAACCAAACGCATTAAAAGAAAAGAGATACTTAGAATATTGTGGATAGTAAGTATCTCCGTGGCAGTAAGCCTGTTTACTGTATATATGATGTAAAGATGGCAGTAAGAAATGCGATTGTGGCAGGAATGAGGATATCAGTTAGTAGAAAGGTTTTTAATGATTTTTTTCGGGATTCGAAATAATCAATTAATACAGCATATCCAGAACCGGTCATTTCATAATCTCCGGCATAAAAGGAATCTGAACCTTTTACATGTTTTTTGATATATCCTTTTTGTTCCAAATTGGCAAGTCGAGCATCTGCGGCGATGTCATTTTCGCGATATGTGGACAAAAGTGCCATCGAGCCATTTTCGCTTATGAATTTTAGTAGCTGAAAGTCTTTATCTGACATAAAGTTCTCCTTTCGTTATTATGATAGTCAAATTATAGAACGGAGAACTTGAGAAATCAAGAACCATGTACAGGCACAGTTAATAACCTATTAACAGGAGGTGGGGTTATGGCAAGATACCCGAAAAAGGCTACATACCGGACATGGGTGATTGATTCGAAAACCGGTGAATGGAAACGAATCGATCCCAAAGACATACCTCAGAACAAAATTGATGAGCTGTGCGACAAGTTTGCGTTTGGTGCAGGCTATAAGCGCACAGAGTAGCCACTTCGGTGGCGCTGGCGGACAAGCCAAGGAGAAAACATGAAAAACAAGTTATTTATTGTAGGGATTGTGATATTTGCATTTGGAGCAATGGCGATGGATTCAGTCGGTGCAGGAGGAATGATTGCATGTGTGATGGTAGCACTTGGTACAGTGCTTGCATTTGCAGGCTATGCATCAGAGCAGTTAGAAAAGGAACGTAGGAAAACGGCCCGACGGATTCAGAAACTTAGAAGACAATGAAAGGAGAAACAGTGAACATCAGCGGCGCAATGCCATATCCGGAAGACCAGTATAGAAAGCATTACCAGAATCCAACGTACCCGCGTAAGGGAAAAGAGAGCGAAGGGGATTTCCGGAGTGTGCTTGATGCTGAAATGAAAAAGATGGAACCAACCCACCGTCCAAGAGAGTGATTCCATCAAAGAAATAAATTACATTAAAATATTTCATTTTTAGTGTAATGGATATTATAAGCGTTTGCAAGATGAAACTTCAAAATGAATGGATAATTATGATTTGTTTGAACAGCATGAGACAGAAATGGAGAGGAAATTGGAAGAACGGCCATTATGCGAGCGCTGTGAAGAACCAATACAAGATGATTTTTATTACGATATCGGCGGTGAGATTTACTGTGAAGATTGCATGGTGTCTTGCTTCCGGAAGGTGATCGAGTAATGGGATATTACAGAACATGTACACATTGTGGTGCGAATCTTGATCCTGGGGAAACATGTGATTGCCAGGAAGAAAGCAAATTAAAGGAAAGCAGATTCATGGCACTGTTTGCGTGCGATGCATCTGGCCAGATAACAATGAAAGTAGAGGATTTTAAATATGCGGAAACTTAACTTATCAGTACAGTTACAGAACGGAACTATTGATGCCAATTTTGACAGCATTAAGGCGGCTTTGGCAGCAGAACTTGATACATATAAGAAAATGGTTTTTACCGAAGATTCCAAGAAAGATGCTAAGGATACGGTTGCATACCTTAGAAAATTTAATAAGGCGTTGGATGACAAGCGCAAGGAAGTCAAGAAAGCATATATGGCACCGTGTGATGCCTTCGAAGCGAAAGTTAATGAGCTGAAAAAGCAGGTGGATGAGCCTATCAAATTTATCAATGAACAGATTGAAGAATTTGAGTGTAAACGTGTTGAGGAAAAGAGAGCACTGATCAAGGAAATTTATACAGGTATTGCTGCCGAACATGCAGAAGCTGCCGAGTATTTGCCATTACAGAAGATTTACGATAAACATTGGGAAAATGCTACCACTACCAAGAAAGCTATAACAGAAACAATTACTGAGCGCATGACCCGCGTGGAGACAGATCTTACAACTATCCGTAGCATGGAATCCGAGTATGAGGATAAGGGTATTGAGCGATATAAAGCCACGTTAGAGCTGTCTGTTGCTATTGCAACAATGAATCAGTTCCAGAAACAGAAAGAAGAGATTCTGCGCAGAGAAAAAGAGCGCGAGGAAAGAATCAAAGCGGCGGAAGAAAAAGAAGAACCTTCCGGAAGTATTGTCCCGGTTATTCCTGCGGTTCCGACCAAAGAGCCAAAAGAAGAATCTGCAGCATCCGCACCGGCTGGAAATACAGTACGGTATGAAGTTATTGCTGATTTATTCCAGATTGCACAGCTTGAATCTGCCATGCGCGAGTACGGCATTAAATTCCGGAGGGTATAAGAATGGCAGAGATAGCAAAGAAAATGAATATTTACGAAGCTATTTCCCGATGCATGGAAGAAATCGGAGCAGTCGGAAAGGATGCAGTTAATAAACAGCAAGGTTTTAAATACCGTGGGATTGATGCGGTGATGAATGCAATTAACCCTGCATTGACTAAAAACCATGTGTTTATTGTGCCGGAAGTGCTGGACCAGTCGAGGGAAGAACGCACAACGAAAAGCGGTGGGGCATTGATTTATTCAGTGTGTCGGATCAAGTACACCTTTTATGCCGAGGACGGCTCCTGCATCGAAGCGGTGACAGTTGGCGAGGGAATGGATTCCGGAGACAAGGCAACCAATAAGGCAATGGCTATTGCATTTAAGTATGCGTGTTTTCAAGTGTTTTGCATTCCGACAGAAGAAATGAAGGACCCGGACGAAGAAACGCAGGACCCGGCGAAACCACAGTTCAATCCGGCAACACCGGAACAGTTGAGAAAACTGAATGAATTTATTATGGCATACGCCGGAATGTGCAAAAACACTAAAGAATCAGATGTTACCGATATGTTAAAGAAAAAATACCAATATAACGGTACAAGTGATATTTCTACTGAGCTGGCAGACAAGCTCATCCAGCAGGTAGAGTTTTGGTACCGGAAAAAGAAAGAAGCCGATGCCTAATGGAAACTACAGGTAAGCTTACCGGAGCCAGCCGGACATTTGACGGAAATAGCATCATCCTAACTTTCGAGGTTGATGCTTCAGCATCCGGACAGATTGAAAGCATGAAAAAAGATGATCTGCTTCGGATAAAGGCGGTTAAGTATCGCCAGAAACGTAGCCTTGATGCCAATGCATACGCATGGGTGCTTATGACCAAGATTGCCAATCATCAGGATATCGCATCGAGCAAAGAAGAGGTGTATGAGCAGATGCTGCAGAAATACGGAACCTTTTATGAGGACGAGGGCGGATATATCACTATTACAGTTAAAAAGACAGTAGACATGGCAAAGGTGTCTGGCCATTGGAAACATATTAAAGATAACGGCAATTTTGCATCCTATCTGATGATTAAGGGATCGAGCGAATACAACACCGCAGAAATGAGCCGCTTTATTGACCGCATCGTTGAAGAGGCACAGGAGCTTGGAATTGAGACAGCTACACCGGATGAATTGGAACGCATGAAGCAGGAATGGGGTGCAGCATGAAAAGGCTCTGGAGCGTATTTACGGATGATATGGACCACTGCTATTTTACTGGAACAGCTCCGGTGGAGAGGCACCATATCTGGTGCGGTTCCAACCGGAAGAATAGCGAGAAGTATGGTTTTGTGATCCCGCTCCGGCCGGATCTACATCCGAATGGAGCGCAGGCAGGAAAGAATGCTGCGGAAATAGATCTGAAGCTTAAGCAGATGGCGCAAAAATATTTCGAAGAACATTATGGGACCAGAGAGGACTTTCGGAAAATCTTCGGGAAGTCGGTATTGTGAGGTGATCGAGTGATACAGATTGAAAATATCCCCTACGGGCATGAGAACGCGGTACAGCGTCCGGCGAACCCCATAGAGGACAGAGTGTTGAGAGCGCACATTGAAAAGGCAAATCGGAATAACGACTGCATTATCAATGTGGGGAATGGCTATTATAGACCAGTTCCGGGCAATCTCACAGACGAAGCAGAGCTTAAAGAATATCTTGCAAAAGAGTTATCCAGAGCAAGAAAAATACAGGCAAAACGGCTGGCAATGCGCCAGACATTCGAAAGGTGGCGAGAAGTTGGAATACTTACTGATAATACCCGGGAGACTGGATAATCTGAACAATTACATATCGGCTGAACGTGCGAATCGTTACAAAGGCGCACAGATGAAATCCAGGAGCGAAGCGGTTGTGATCAATGCCATCCGGCAATGCCTGAAGCGTGTGAAAATCGATAAGCCGGTGTACATGGAGTATCGGTGGTATGAGAAGAACAAAAAGCGCGATTTAGACAATATATCGTCCTATGGGCGCAAGGTAATACAAGATTCTCTGGTATATGCTCATGTGCTGAAAAATGACGGTTGGAAAGAGATAACCGGATTCTCTGATGAGTTTTATGTAGATGCTGCCAATCCCCGAATAGAGGTATTGATCCGGGAGGTGGAGTAGTTGGATGGAAGTTACATCAAATTGAGCCGCGGACTTCTGGATTGGGAATGGTATTCGGATATTAATACAACACGGGCATTCATCCACATGTTGTTAAAAGCTAATTGGAAGGATGGAAATTTTAAAGGAATGGTTGTTCCTCGAGGCTCTTTTGTTTCTTCCATCGGAAAGCTTGCAAGTGAAACAGGACTTACAGAAAGGGAAATTCGCACCGCAATTTCACATTTGAAAATGACAGGCGAAGTGACAAGCAAAACGACAAACAAATTCACAGTATTTTCAGTGGTTAAGTACGATTTGTACCAAGCAAACGACAAGCAAAGCGTCAGTCAAGAGCCAAGCAAGCGACATTCTAACGACATTCAAACGACAACAATAGAAGAAAAGAAAGAAGGGAAGAAAGGAAATAAAGAAAAAAATACCAAAAAAGATTTCTTCCCAGAGGATGAAAAACTGAATCAGGCATTTGCTGATTTTGCCGATATGCGAAAGCAGATTAAAACTCCGATGACTGATCGTGCTGTTGGAATGGCTATCAAGAAACTGACGGAGTTGTCCGGTGGTAATTCAGATACGGCAGTTAAGATTCTGGAGCAGTCAATCATGAACAGTTGGAAAGGCTTATTCCCCCTTAAGGACAATAAGGCATCCACACAGAATAAATTCAACAACTTTACTCCAAGAGAGCAGGACTTTGAAGCCTTGGAGCGAAAGTTACTTGGCGGTTGAAACACCAGCCGGAAGGCGAAAGAAACAGCAAGTCGAAAATCGAGATAGTTATCACAAGCCATGATTTTTTACCTTGCAAAACAGGGGCAGAAATGCCCCGTCTACCCAAAGGGGCGATGAATTGAGACACAGAACGAATACGCAGAAGCGTCTTGAGAGAATAAATGCAGAAATATCGGAATCGATTCGAGCGTATGACGATTCCAAGACAGAAAACAGAGATCCGAAGGCCTATAGCAGATTTAAGGCAAACAGCACCTATTATGGCAGTGGGCGAACTTGCAGCTATGGAGAGAAAACGAAAATATGTGATCCAAGTTGCAGATTCTGGTACGCATGCGTTAAGGGACATCAGATCAGAGAGGAGAACAAATGCACAGAGTAACACAGAGGGAGCGTGTAATACATACAAGCGTATACCGGCAGGAAGTTAACAAGGCGAAGCTTGGAAATAATATCGCAAATCATATGGGATTTATATTTGCACTGGCACTGTACGACAAATTTGGTTTGACATTTAAGCAGATCACGAACTATTACACCAAAACAGTAAATAAGCGCGTTGCCTGGCAGGATGATGATAACGACGATGTTACGAGCGAAAGCATGATGGAGTATTGCCTAAAACGGAAAATTGATGTGATCGGTTGGGTGAAGTCGATACCGATGTCACAGAAGCTGTACATGGCAGATATCCAGAAAGGGCGAGCAGTGCTTGGAGCAGACCGCAATATCGAAAGCGCACTGGCATCCACAATGTACCTGACAATCCCGACATTGAAAGAGTCATATCGATTCTCGAATGCCAAGATCGAGGAATTTATGAAGTGGGTTGCCTATTACATTGATTCCTACTGGAGAAAACAGCCGAAGAGCAAAGAACACTATCTGTCCGATGCGATTATCCGGCAGACGTTTATCGAGGATGAACATTGGGATATTGTTACAGGAGAGGCGGTATAAGGACGCGATAGATATGTAGAAAAAGCAATATATTTTTTAATTTGTTGTACTTTTGTATATCATAAATGAACCCGTTATCATTTAATCTATATGAGTAAACTATAAAATAGACGTATTTTCAAGGAGAAAAATAGAATGAACGATTTAATGATTTTTGAAGGCTATGAAGTAGAAATATTTGAATTTGAGGGACAGGTATTATTTAATGCAAATCATGTCGCTGAAATATTAGAGATAAAAAATGTGAGAGATAACTTAAGAAAAATGAATGACAGACAAGTTGTTCATTTGACGAATTCCGCTGTCAGTAAAGCCGACAGCAGAAATTCAGATGTGAATAATATGCACTTCCGAAAACTGAACAACGCAGGAGAAAACTTCCTTACAGAAAGTGGTGTTTACAAGCTGGTATTTAAAAGCCACAAACCAAATGCTGAAAAATTTACAGATTGGATTGCAGATGAAGTGCTTCCAGCATTACGCAAGACAGGAAATTATGAGATGCAGAAACAGAACTCAACTAAGAAAGCGCATACGGAGAGTTTATCAGCAGTAAATAATGCGGTCAAAATTCTTACACCTATGCTTGCGGCAGCTGGTTGTGATAGCAAGATACAGCTTCTTACGGCGAAATCGCTCTACGAAAAGGCAGATGTGACACTTCCAGTTATGATCGAAGCAGACCGACAGTATTTTGACACGGTACATATTGCTCGAAAAGTCGGAATTTATTATCAGAGTTCAGGCAAGCCGGCAGACAAAGCCGTAAATGAGATTATTCGTCGATTGGATATTTCGGAAAATATGTATACAGAAACATGGGAGAGTAAAGGGAAATGGCAGGGAACAGTCAGAAAGTATGTTCCGGAGGTTATAGATATGGTTCGTTCTTGGTATGTAGAGCATGGGTATCCTAGAGATATCGAGTATATGCAAACTGATGGACAGATGAAATCATATCATGTAATTTGGCGTAAAGGTGGCATGGCTGTATAAAAATAGTTGATAAACATTAGGCAAACCGAAAATTTGGGTTTGCCTAATTGTGTCGGGAAATATGAACATTGACAATTGAATATTGACGATGGGTTTGTTAATATATCTATATTATTAAGAATTTGGAGAAGAAAATATGTTTGCAATGTTTTTAATGTTAGTTGCTATTGCGGTAGTTGTTGCAGTGTTGTTTTATATTTATTTTAGGTGTATAAAATTGAAAGATTCTATGGCAAGAAAAATTGAAATATGTGGATACTGCATATTGTTGATTCTGATCATATGGGAGTTTGGAATCAAGAACATAGAGATGAACGAATTTTATAATTTGGATTTTGGAGTGATTAAGGAAAAAATTGATTATGTTTTTTATGGAATTCAAAGTTTGAGTTCTGGATCTTCAGTAGATAGTTTGTATGCACAATATGGAACAATAGAAGAGGGCAGCGATTACGTTAATATGCAAATGCATTTTGTGGATGTCGCAGAATTGATAATGCAGGTTTTGAGCACATTGTTTATTGCAATAGGGCGATTTCAAGAACTGCGAAAAAAGAAAAAATAGGACAATGCCAATCGTCAAATATGATGGTTGGTATTTTTTTGCCCAAAAATTGAAAGGGGGAATGCATGTGAACGAAAAGGAAGTATTCGAGATCTGCAACCAGATAGACAGCTTCATAGCGGAATATTTGGCAGAGTCCATCGTGATCGGAACAAGCTACGATATGCTGGAAGCACACCACGGCATTCTCCCGATCAGCAGGAATTGCTTTTACAGGAGGCGGAGGATTGTGCAGAGAATCATGAAGCAGAGGATGGGAAGGATTGAGGAGGAGCAGGATGGTCAGTTGAGAATGGTGTGGTAATATTGGTGGAAGGGCTACTTATTCGCCTTTCGATCATCCATATAAAGCGTGGTTGTTCCGTATGGCTCTCTATATAAAGTTTTATCTATGCGACGTACATAATTTTCATGTCCGTCATTACGGATTTGAAATTGATAGGAGATAGTTGAATTATTATTGTTAAAGGACAAGTCTCCTTTTTTCCATTTTCCGTTTTGATCAAAGTAAAGTGTGTAAAGAAACATATACCCATGATTGTCAAAATTATGTAACCATAGATAAAATGGATATTTGCATTTACGCATGGTTGAAGTATATGGGGTAAGCCGAAGGTGAGATGTTGGCAGTTTACCTTCATATACGGTGTCTGTTCGGAGTGTGTTGGGTAAAATAGAATCTCTGTAGTATTTCTGAAATGGTTTGATTAGATTATTGGCTGCATGAAGATAGTTATATGCAAGGTCCAGATTGTGATCGGACAGGGCAATACATACAAAATTTCCATCTGAAATAAACGGCGATTTTAAATCAAATGGGTTCATATCATAAATAGCCACGTCTTGATAGGTTATGTTTAAGTTATTTTCTTTTTTATGTGATTCACGTCTATAGTATTGCTCCATTTTAGGGTTTGGAGTATATGTGGATGCGGCCGTTGACTGAACAGTTGTGGCAGAACTTGCAGTGTCTGGTAGTTTGAATAAATTGAGTATTTTTTGCATTATTGACATTGGCGGATACTCCTTTCTGCTATGAGATAAGTGTATTTTAGCATACAAAGAGTAAATCAAAAACCCCGCTTACATGACGTAGGCGGGGGTCAAAATGGTATTCCATTTATCGGATGATCTTTGTATTGAGATAATTCACCTTCAAGCCATTGGTTATATATGTCAGTATTAATTACATTCTCTTGAAGAAGAGTATACATTTTTTGCCAATTTGTAAAAAATGTATTAAAGACAGGATCGTCTCTAACAATAAAATGGATATTAGAAGACGAGTTGACAATAGATGGAGCGACAAGGTTTCGAGTTTCGTCTTTATATTTTGTGGAGCATAGCTTCACAAACATGTTTAAAACATCATAGTATGTGTTAAAATCAAAAGATAAATCTTTTATTTTACTTCTGCCAAGAAGCCAATCAACTGATACATTGAATTTTCTTGAAATACTGTATAGAATATCTAAGGATGGAGTTCTGTCACCCCGTTCATATCCTGACAAGGCAGCTTGTGTTGTATTTACAGATTCAGCGAATTCTGCTTGAGTGAGTCGGAGAGAAGTTCGCAATTCTTTTATTTTTGAAGCTATTATACCATTTGTCATATAGCAAACCTCCTTCGTGTTTTGATATAACAATTATAACAGTTAGCACAATAAATAGCAACAAAAATAACTATGTGAAATAAATATACTATTGACAGTATAAATACAACGTGATAACATTAGATTGTCAATAAGAAAGGAGGACAGATAGATGAAAAGAGTTGTGATTGAACTTGATGATGATTTTCATAAGAAGATAAAGATTCGAGCAATAACATCTGACAGATCAATTAAAGGCTATATTAAAGAGTTGCTTGAGCAAGATTTGTGTAAAGAAAAAGAGCAAACACAGTAACTTTGGCGAGTGAGTGTTTGCTCAAAAGTGAAACCTATAAACTTAGGAATCTTTTTGTATTGTAAGGGATTCTACCAGTTTTTGCAAGGAGGAATTGCAAAATGCAGAATTTAACAGTAATTGAAAATGAATTGGTGCCGGTATATGAGACAAGCACCGGAGAGAAAGTAGTATATGGTTCAGAACTTCACGAAGTTTTGGGTGTAAAAAGCCGATATCGTGAATGGATAGACAGAAGATTTTCTGATATTGATGCAGTAGAAAACGAGGATTTTCAAGCCGCCGAAATTTCGGCACCTTCCGGTCAGAACAAGAAAGACCATATCATCAAACTTGACACAGCCAAGGAAATGGCAATGCTCGAACGTAATGCGAAAGGTAAGCAGGTGCGCCGGTATTTCATCCAGGTAGAGAAGAAGTTCAAGGCAGGCAAGACAAGCAAAAAAGTACAGAGTGCGAAGAAAGAGAGACTTCCATCCGTAAATATGATGGTGAAGAACATCAAGGAAGCTCTGCATGATGCCGGAGTAGATTCCAAGTACATAGCTGCAGAAGTGGTAAGAATTTATTCTGATTCCGGTTATCCTGTTAATGCTCCGTTAATCTCTGATACACCGAAGTTGTGGGACTGCTCGACCATTGCAAGAGAGCTTGGCATTTTTTCGGAAACTGGTAGACCGCACGACAAGGCAGTTAGCGCAATTATCCAGAAGTTGGATCTTTTTACAGATGAAATCGTGAGAACGGCATACAGCCGGAATGGGCATGATGGTGTGACAATGCAGTATAAGGAAAGCGTTTTCCAAAAGGTAAAAGAATGGTTGCAGGAGAACGGCTATCCAACAGTCATTGAAATGGAACTTGCAAACGGCAATGTAAATAAATGCCGGGTAGTATACGGGGAGGTGGCTTAGTTATGGATAGAGCGGTATTAGAAAGATACGAGAAGATTCTTGAAATCATGGAGAATGAAAGGGAAAATCAGCCAATGGCAAGCCAACGGACAAAGGATGGTTATTCTGGGTTTCAGGATGCAATTGAGGAATATGTCAATGGTGTGCAGGAAGATGCCTTTTATTGGGGATACATGACAGCTATGAAACAACGAGAAGGAATAGTGGTTACAGATCCAGAAGATTCGGAAGAGGTACATGACAAGGAACCTATGTATTGTGGGGAAGATTTTCGGCGATATGTGGGATATAGGATAGAGGATGTATTATCAGATGAGAATGACTGCAATGTTCAGATCAAACTGAAAAATACTCATACAAATAAAAGTGCGACAATATATGCAGACAAAGCGTTTGACGGCGAGACACTCTATGTTATGGATAAGTAGGTGGGGAGGAAATATTTATGAATGAAAAGCTTGACGAAATGACGAGAGAATTATTACTTGCGTTTGATGGCACTGATCCAAAAGAAATTGATCGATTGAGAAATGAATGGCTTGCAGAACTTGAAAGCAGAAAGTCGGAACTTCAGAGACCTGATAGAGTTGTTGATTATGTCAATGCCATATGTGATGTGGCTATTGAGCGGGCAAAAAGAAGAATGAAAGTGGCATAAAATTATTAGAGAGCTTAGAAATAGGCTCTCTTTTTTCTTGGTAAATCATTCTTTTTGAAAGACTGCATTTCTGGCAGTAATATTTGCCAGCATGTCACTCAGTACCACCAGATCGGCGGCGAGAAGGGCAATTTCATCGTCAGACATGCAGTTGGCAAGTTGGCAGGCGAGTGTTGAAAGAAAGTAAGGGTTTGAACAGTTTTGCATGGAATCACCTCGTGAAGCTAGATGAAGAATCATTGAATTTTAGAATCAGAAAACAAAGCCAAGCGAACATATAGCACCTCCTACTATCTAGTATATGCAGGCGGAGCGAATATGATTCACTTGGGGATGCACATTGACAATTGAATATTGACGATTGGTGTGGTATTATTTAGACATATAAGGGGGGATGAAATAATGCCATCAAGAGCGTATAGTACATTTTTAAAAAATTATGAACAAGTTAATAAACTTAAATTGGCTTATGAGGATGAGTTACATAAAAATCCGCGAAGAGGAAAAAGAAGTCTTGATCATTATACAAGAGCTGCCATTATGTTTTTATGTTCATCTTTTGAGGTTTATTTTGAGGATGTATTACAAGAAAGTTGTGTTATCTTAACAAGAAATTGTTCGCATGCAAACGATTTGCCTAAGCAAGTAAAAAAGACAATATCAAAGCACGTAAGAGAAAGCAATAATGAGTTGGAACCATGCATTTTTGCAAATAATTGGAAAGAATATTATCTCAATGTTGTATCCGAGGGGATAAAAAAATTGAATACACCCAAAATGTATAATATAAAAGGATATATTTCTAAATATCTGGGATTGAATAATATATTTAATACATCTGATTTCCCTTTTTCTGGAATCGATGATATTGTGACTGAGCGAGGTGGAATTGCTCATAAGTTGTATGGAACCTCTTACATAAAAGAAGTAACTTTGATTGAATATTGCGACACTATATGTCGAGCTGTGAAAGAAATTGACCTGATACTTTATGATGAACTTCCTAAAATTATCAAAAAAAGACCGTGGAACAATACATATTAGATATTATGCCAACCGTCAAATACGATGGTTGGTATTTTTTTACGCAAAATTGAAGGGGAATGCCTGTGGACGAAAAGGAAGTATTCGAGATCTGCAACCAGGTAGACAGCTTCATTGCTGCGGAACTGACAGAATCCATCGTGATCGGGACAAGCTATGATATGTTGGAAGCGCACCACGGCATTCTCCCGATCAGCCGGAATTGCTTTTATCGGAAGCGACGGATTGTGCAAAGGATCATAAAACAGAGGTTGGGGCGGATTGTGGAAGAACCAGACGGACAGTTGAGGATGGTGTGGTAAGGAAATGTATTAAAAGTGAGAAATACATATAATGCGTATTAAATGCGTATAAAAATGTTGACAAATGCGTATTAAATGCGTATAATACAATTAGAAACGAAGAAAGGAGGATACATATTTGAAGCGAGCTGACTTGATCAGGGCGCTAGAACAGAACGGATGGTATTTGTTGAGAAACGGTTCCAACCACGATATTTACACAAATGGTGTAAATAAGGAAACGATTCCGAGACACAAAGAGATCAGCGAACGTCTAGCAAGAACCATTCTGAAGAGAACAGGGGTATAACCCCTGGCTCTTTGGTAATAATATCAAGCAGCAGAAATATTATTTATTACATAAGAATATTCAGTGAATATATAAGGTGGGAGAATGAGATGAGTGCAAGTACGGTAGTATATCCAGTTATTATGTCAAAAGAGAGGGATGGATATTTTGTAACAATACCGGATTTTGACATCAATACAGAAGGTAAAAATCTTGGGGAGGCTATTTTTATGGCAAGAGATGCTATTGGTATAAATGGTCTGCAACTAGAGGATGAGGGGAAAGAACTGCCAGAACCTTTTTCGGTTAAATACGATAAAGAAGAGGGTGATATATTAACATTGGTTGATGTTGATATGACTGAGTATAGAAAGAAACATGATAATCGTACAGTTAAGAAAAACTGCACGATTCCATATTATTTGAATGCAGAAGCAGAAAAAGCAGGTATTAATTTTTCAAGAATATTGCAGGACGCATTGAAACAAGAACTTTCTTGTTGATTTTGTAAATGATTGTGTTATAATCTGTTTATTCAAATATGTATTCATAAATAGAGAGAGAACATCTTTGTCGTGGAAGATGTTCTTTTTTATGCCCGAAATTGGTACAAATCCACTAAATTCTCATGCTAAAATTACTATAGAGTAGTAATTGAACAGGGAGGGAGAAGAGTGGATAAAGATAACGAGCTGAAAAAGGAGTATTTGCGATCATATACACCAGCGGTTAGTGCCGCACGTCGGATAGAAGAAGAAATTGAACAGCTGAGAGCGGATAAGATGGCACCGGCGCTTGTCATGGATGATATGCCACATGCGCATGATCAGAAAGATCTCTCTGACTATGCTGCAAAGTTGGACGAGTTGGAGCGCAAGCTGATCAAGGCAAGATATGAGCGCATTGATCTGTATGCAGAGATATTTGCAGATATTGAACGTTTAGAGGATGAGACAGAAAAGGCAGTATTGACATACAAATACATTCGGAGACAAAGCTGGGAAGAAATCTGTGTAAAGTTGGGATATCAGTGGGCACAGGTTCACCGGATACATGCCAAGGCCTTGCAGAATTTCAAACCAACCGGAAGATATTACGAGGTTTTGGTAAAGAAAATGAAAGATGATACACAATGATACACTTATCTGTGTTATGATTGTAACGTGAAAGAGCGTAAGAGGAAATATTCCCCTTGCGCTTTTTTCGTCTTATGCTTACGGGGCACCATGAAATGCGGGGGTGTCCCTTCTCCCTATTGAGAGCAGGAAGGAAGTGAACTGGATGGCAAAAGGAAAATATGAATATTGGCTGACACCGGAAGGTTTGCTGAAATTGGAAGGATGGGCGAGAGATGGATTGACCGATGAGCAGATTGCCCACAATATGGGAATCTCACGTAGCACATTAAACAAATGGAAAAATGAGCATTCGGACATTTCGGACACCTTAAAAAGAGGGAAAGAGATTGTTGATATTCAAGTCGAGAATGCCTTGCTTAAGCGTGCTCTCGGATATGAGTATGAGGAAAAAACGGAAAAATATGAACATGGTGAATTGACAGAGGAAAAGATAGTAAAGAAACGGGTGGTGCCAGATACCACCGCTCAGATTTTCTGGTTAAAGAACCGTTGTCCGGAAAAATGGAAAGATAAACAGGATGTTCGGGTATCTGGAACATTGGAAGCAGAGCAAAACAAACTGGATGACCTGATCAGACAAATGCGTGGTGATGGATAATGAGTGATCAGAAATTGATCCTGTCGGATAAATACAAAGATTTTATTCGGCACAATGCCCAGGTGGAGATGTTGGAGGGTGTGACAGCAGCCGGAAAAACGACTGTAGGTATATTCAAATTTATGCTTAAAGTAGCAGAATCCACGAAGAAATATCACATCATCGCATCCAAAGATACCGGAACGGCAGAGAAAAACATCATCAACAAAGATCTTGGAATCATTGATGATTTTGGAATCCTTACAACCTACAACGGCAACGGAACCAAGGATGAGAAAATACCTCATATCCTTTATCGAACCAGCAATGGTGAGAAGGTTGTATATGTGATGGGCTATGGGGATAAAAAGAAATGGCAGAAAGCGCTTGGTGGTCAGTATGGATGTCTGTATATTGATGAGATCAACACCGCGGACATTGATTTTGTCCGTGAAGCAGTCATGCGAGCTGATTATACAATGGGTACACTCAATCCGGATGATCCAAGTCTTCCGGTGTATAAAGAATATATTAATTGTTGTCGCCCATTGGAACGGTATAAGAATGATGCGCCAAGAGAAATCAATGAGTTACTGACAGAGCCACAAAAGGCTGGATGGACGCATTGGTTTTTTAATTTTAGAGATAACTGGGGACTTCCTCCGGAAAAGATCAAACAAATCAAGATGAATGTACCGGAGGGAACAAAGCTTTGGAAAAACAAGATCCTTGGATTGCGGGGCAGGGCAACAGGTCTTGTATTCAGCAACTTTAACAGGAAAAAGCATGTCATAACCAAGGAATATGCTAAACAGTTTGTGAAAGACAGGCATCGGACCGATCAGAAAGAATGGTTCGAATGGTTTACCGCCGGACTTGATACGGCATATTCAACAGAAAGCCCAGATACCATAGCGATGAGTTATATAGGAATCACGAACAACGGAAGGTTGTTTGTCCTGGATGAAAAGGTATACAACAATGCAAGTATAGAAAATCCGATAGCACCATCGGATACCGTAAAGAATTATATTGATTTTCTGGAACGGAACAGAAAAGAATGGGGATTTGCAAAGAATGTGTTTGTAGATTCTGCAGATCAGGCTACTTTGACAGAATTTGCAAAGTACAAAAGATTACATAATGATTGCCTGTATTTGTTTAATAATGCATACAAAAAGGTCGAGATCATTGACCGAATCAATTTACAGCTTGGCTGGCTTTCCTACAATGACAAAGGGAAAGAGCCAAGCTATTTTGTTGTAGATACATGTACCAATTATATACATGAATTGGAAGTCTATAGTTGGAAAGAGGATAAAGATAATGAGCCGGAGGACGGCAATGACCATATGATTAACAGTACGCAGTACGGATGGATTCCGTATCGCGATAAGATCGGAGTGAAACGAAATGAAGGTGGTAGATAAAATGGCAGACAGTATCAGAAGAGGCATCCGAAGCTTTTTGCAGATTGAACCAGCACAGCAAAATACGATCATGATCACGGAATCGCTGGATTTTAATGCAAACGCTGCGAAGAACCGTATCTGGTATCGTGGCAATGCAGATGAATTGAGCCAGATGTACAAGAATCTTCCCGGGGAAGGAAACAGAACACGTTTTTGGGCAGCAGTACCGACTATCGGCATGGAGATTGAAAAGAACCATACGGGAATTCCGGGAAACATCGTTGATACACTGGCGGCTATTGTGGTTGCAGATATGAATAGCGTGAAGGTGCAGGACAAGTATCAAGAGATTTGGAATGATATCGCTGAAGACAACCAGTTTGAAAGTCTGGTAGAGGATGCAGTTGCGGAAACACTTGTGGTTGGTGATGGAGCATTCCGAATCAGTTTTGATCCACAGTTGTCACAGTTCCCGATTATGGAATTTGTCCCAGGGGATCAGGTGGAATATGTATACAGTCGAAGCCGGCTGAAAGAGATAGTCTTTCGGACGGAATATTTTTACAATAGTCAGAAGTATGTTTTGGAAGAAACATATGGAAGAGGATACATACGTAGTGCATTGCTGCGCGGAGAAAAGGAACTTCCGCTTAATTACATTCCTGATACCGTAAATTTAAAGCCACTGATTACATGGCAGGATGGATTTATGATGGCGGTATCTTTTAAAGTTTTTAAGAGCAGCCGGTACAAAAATCGTGGCGGCTCAGTTTTTGATAAAAAGGCAGACAGCTTTGACAATCTGGATGAGTGTTGGTCACAGTGGATGGATGCACTCAGAAGGGCGAGAAGTAAGGAATATATACCGGAGGGGTTATTGCCAAGAGATCCGAATACTGGTGAGGTATTAAAGCCAAATGCATTTGATAACGCATATATACAGAGGGACACAAATATGACCGAGGGAGCTGTGGCGAAAATCGATCTGGTGCAGCCGACAATTCCAACAGAAAGTTATCTGAGTACTTATACCACTGCGTTGGATCTATGCTTGCAAGGTGTGATCAGCCCGTCAACACTTGGAATTGATGTGAAAAAGCTGGACAACGCGGAAGCGCAGAGAGAGAAGGAAAAAGCAACGCTGTATACCCGAAACAAAATTGTAGATGCACTGCAGAATGTTTTGCCCAAACTGGTAAATTCTGTGTTGAAAGCATATGCAACATGGAATCAGCAGACGGTTGAGGATATCAAAGCGGATATTCCATTTGGAGAATATGCAAACCCATCCTTTGAAAGTCAGGTTGAGACAGTTTCCAAGGCCAGAACCGGACAGATTATGTCTATTGAGGCATCTGTGGAAGAATTGTATGGTGATTCCAGAAACAAACAATGGAAAAAGGAAGAGGTTGCCAGATTAAAGGCAGAACAAGGTATACAGGATCTGGATGAGCCAGGGATTAATATGGATGTTTTGGAGATCGAGGATAGGAAAGGAGATCTGATGGATGCAGGTAAAAGTAGGGAATCGGCTGTACCGGATGAACCAAAAGGAGTATCAGGGGCTGTTAAAGATAGCAAGCCAACAGGTAAAGATGGGGATCTACGCAGTGGAAAAGAATAATTACGCAGAACTACGGTGTGATAAATGCAACAGTGTTACTAAAATAAAAGAATTGACAAGGAAGTATCGGAAACAAGGATTTAAAGTACATGCGAATGGCAGGTAGTTAAATGGCAAGGATTAATGATACATATGATATAGGGGCTGCATTTGAAGCGGTTGAAGATGAACTTATGGCATCCATGATTCGGAATATGAAGAGACACCGGATCGAGGAAGTAGATGAGGAAAAAGAATGGGAAATGTGGCAGACCTTGCAGTTAAAAGCATTGGAGAAATACAAGAAGAGTAACGCAGAGAGATTTCAGGGGAAGTTTAAAGACATCAACGGAAAAATCGAAGCCCTGTTATATGCGGCCAGAGAACAGGGTGGCATGGAACAGGAAATGAAGATACTTAGGGCAATAAAAAAGGGATTCAGACCGCCAAAACAGAGAACTGGATCTGCCACGACAGTAGCAGAGTTCTTTAAGGTGAATGACCGTAAACTGGATGCCTTAATCAAAGCCACACAGAATGACTTTCAGAAAGCAGAAACAGCAGTTCTTCGAATGGCGAATGACCAGTATCGCAAGATTATATATAATGCGCAGGTATATGCCAATACAGGAGCAGGAACCTATGAAAAAGCAGTGGATATGGCAACGAAGGATTTTTTAAGCCGTGGTATCAACAGTATTGAGTATGCAAACGGAGCGAGGCATACTATAAAAGATTATGCAGCGATGGCAATTCAGACAGCAAGTAAGCGTGCTTATCTTCAAGGTGAAGGGGAAATGCGTAAGGAATGGGGAATCACCACGGTTATTATGAATAAGCGTGGGAATGCCTGCCCTAAATGCCTTCCTTTTGTCGGCAAGGTGCTGATTGATGATGTGTGGAGCGGTGGCAAGGCTTCTGATGGTCCTTATCCATTGATGTCATCGGCAATTGCGGCGGGATTATATCATCCACGGTGTAAGGACAGCCACACAACTTATTTTGGGGGAATCAGCACACCGCCGGACAGTAAGTTTACCAGACAAGAGATCCAAGAGATCGAGGACGGTTATCGCACAGAGCAGAAGCAGCAGTATGCAAAACGTCAGGCAGACAGGTTTGGAAGACTGGCGGAGTACTCACTGGATGAGGAAAATCAAGAGAAGTACCGGAGAAAGGAAAGAACATGGAAAAATGTAAAATTTAGGACTGGAACAGAAAATATACAGGAGTATGTTGACGAAAAACGGGAGCAGAATTTCTTTGGAATTCCAGTTGATGAAACTGCATCCTGGATTGGAAAAGGTAATAAAATTGGTAAAGTTGAGGATTTACAGGAGTATTTTGTAAATGGAGTAGCTTTCAAAGTTGATGGAAAGAGAGTACTGTTGGATTATTCGGAACATGAAAAAGAAATTGCGAATATTATTGCAAAAGGAACCGGGAAAGATATAAAGATGGTTCCAAGAATAACGTTTCCTCAAAATATACAGACACCGGATTATCTGATAGATGGAATAAAATTTGATTTGAAAACTCCTCTTGGAAATGGAAAAAATACGTTGTATGGGATGGTAAAATCCAAAAAGAAACAAGCAAATAATTTTGTTATATGTGCTGACAAAACAGCATTAAGTATGGATGAGATAGAGCAACAGATACAAGGAATTTATAGCTCGAGAAATACGGCATTTGTTGATACAATTATTTTGGTAAAGAATCAGGAGATTGTGAAAATCTATAAAAGAAATAAATAAGAGCCATTTTCGCTCCCGGCAACTCTGTATAACACAGAGGCAAAGGGGGAACAAAATGACTCCTATTAAGATATCTTATGTATATATTACAACAATATCCGTAAAAAAGCAATAAAAATCAATAATTGCACCGGTGCAACCCGGAGCAAAGATGAGGTAAACAGGCAGCCGTAAGGCTGTTATTTTTATGCCCGAAGGCAATAAACTACGCGGAGACACCGGAGTACACAACTGAGTGAGACACACGTAAAACTGAACAGGGAGACACCCTAACAACTGAAAGGAGACACTATGAAACAGAACACATTACCGTTTAATCTGCAGTTCTTTGCAGAAAGTGCAGGAGATGCAGGTGCAGACACAGGTGCTGGAGAAGGCACAAAACAGCAGACCGGACAGCAGACTCAACCGTTTGAGTTCGACTATGAAAAGCTGGCTTCTATTGTGAATGGAAAGCAGAGCGTCACAGAAGATACGGTGCTGAAGAATTATTTTAAGCAGCAGGGGTTATCTCAGGAAGAGGCAACGCAGGCAATGCAGCAGTTTAAGGAACAGAAAGCAAAGAATACACCGAATGTCAGTGCAATGCAGACACAGTTGGCACAAGCACAAACACTTGCACAGAAAGCAGAGGTGGAAAAAGCAGCAATTTTGGAAGCAGTTGGACTTGGGCTGGATGAAAAAACCATTCCTTATGTCCTTAAAATGGCAGATCTGTCAAATGTAACTGAGCAGGATGGAAAAGTGAATGCCGAGAACTTAAAGAATGCCATCAACAAGGTGTTAGAAGATGTGCCTCAGTTAAAACCGGTGCAGGAGTTGCAGAGAGGCTTCCAGATTGGTGGTAGTGGTGGAGAACAGCAGACCGCACAGAGCGATCAGCTGGCTTCAATTTTTGGTAACAAAAAATAGGAAGAGAGGTAGAAAAGTATGGCAGTATATGATTACGCAGAAGTATTTACGCAGCAGTTAGCGCAGAAGTACAGTAGAGAGATGGTGTCAAATGATCTGACATTATCAAATCCGGGAATTAAGTTTATGAATGCACAGACAATCAAAATTCCGAGATTAACCGTTTCCGGTTATAAGGATCACAATCGTGGAGGTATGGGATTTAACACTGGAACTGTAGCGAACGACTGGGAACCGAAGAAATTATCTCATGACAGAGATATCGAGATCCCGATTGATCCGATGGATATTGATGAGACAAATCTTGTGGTGGAGATGGCAAATATCCAGAATGTATTTGAGGAAGAGCAGGCAATCCCAGAAAAGGACAGCTACCGTTTCTCGAAATTATTTGCAGAAGCAAAGACTTATGTGTCGGCTGGTGCAGTTATTGATCATACTGTGCTTACAGTAGCAAATATTCTTGAATGGTTCGATGAGCAGATGGCAATCATGGATGATAAATCTGTGCCACAGGAAGGAAGAATCCTGTATGTGACATCTACGGTCAATAAATTGTTAAAGAATGCAGAAGGCATCACAAGAACCATCAACGCAGGTGCAGCAGGTGTCATCGATCGTCGGGTGCATGGATTGGATGATGTTGCGATAAAGACAGTACCATCTGCAAGATTTAAGACGAAATACGATTTTACAGATGGATGTGTACCGACAGCAGCGGCAAAGCAGATCAATATGATGCTTGTGCATCCGTCCTGTGTCATTTCTCGTGATAAGTATGCATATATGAAGCTGTTTACACCGGGCAGTGATTCACGTACTGCAGATAAGTATGTATACCAGAACAGATATTATACAGATACTTTCCTGATTGAAAGAAAATCATGTGGTATCGCCATTAATGCAGAAGCGGAGGGTTAAGATGACAGCAGAAAAGGATAATAAAGTATATACCATTGATGAGCACATGAAGACTCGATATGCTGCAGATGGATATGATATTAAGGACGATGAAGGAAATGTAATCGAGTATGCTAAGGGAAAGAGCGTTCCATATGAGGAATATCAGCGTGTTGTGCAGGAATTGAATGAGTTGAAGGCGGTTGTCGCAGCGTCGCCGGAAGACGAGTTTTCCAATATGACAGTGGAAGAACTCAAGGCATATGCAACTGAACATGAGATCAATATTGGAAATGCATCATCTGCGACAGGAATCGCGAAAAAAATCCGTGAAGCATCCAGAAAGAATCCGTAATGTATCGGCCTTACGCGGATGCGGCGTATTATAAGGATGTGTACGGCGGTGACACGATCCCGGAAGAGGACATTGAAAAATGTCTGCGGACAGCCAGCCGCCATGTGGATTCTCTGACCTATAATCGAATTGTAGGCTGTGGATTTGAAAATCTTACATCGTTTCAACAGGATCTTATACGGGAAGTGTGCTGTGAGATGGCAGATTTCGAGCATGAAAATGCAGATATGATCCAGAGCGTGTTACAAAATTACGCAATCAACGGTGTTACTATGGTATTTGGAAGTTCGTGGAATCTGCGGACGATTTCTGGAGTGGCAGTAAGAGCAGATACATACGACAAGATGGAACAGACCGGTTTGTGTCAGGCAGCGTTGAGAGGGCGGTGGTAATATGAAATACCCATGTCTGGTAGACAAAAGATTTTGTAAGACAGCAATTCATGTAGAGATGGATCAGGAGGAAGTGGATGTATATGGGCATCCGCTTCCTTCGTTTATTTACGATGGAAACTGTAACTATCAGGATAAAGCGAAGACCATTCTGACTGCCCAAAAGAAACTGATCGAAGTAACTGGAACGGCATTATTTCCGGGGGATATTGCACCAGATCTGCCGGTGATCAGTGGTGGCAGTGCCACAGTATTTGGCGTAGAGCGCAGAATTGTACAGGGTACGAAAGCGAGAAATCCAGATGGTACGGTAAATTACACAGAATTGGAGCTGATATGATGCGAGTGAATTCACAAGTGAAAATCAATACAGCGCGTGTGCAACAGCTTACACAGGCAGCAGTAACTTCTTTGGAGCAGACGGCAGAAGCATTGCATACAGAGGTTGTGCAGGCACAGGTAGTTCCAAGAGATACCGGACGATTACAGGGAGAAGCCTTTTTTCTTGATCGGACAGAGTCGCGGAACGGAAAAGTATCGCTGGTGCACAGTACTCCATATGCAAGAAAGCTGTACTTTCATCCGGAGTATAAGTTTAAGAAAACTGAAAATACGAATGCGAAAGGAAAGTGGCTGGATGATTGGCTGCCGGGAGGAAAAGAGGAAGCATTTGCCCGAGACACATTCAAAAATCTATATAGGAGGAATGCCGGATTATGATCACACTGGATGATATCAGAGATTATGTTGCAGGACTTGGAATTGCAGAGGATAGTCATTGTTATTGTGGTAAGATGCCTGAAAAAAAAGAAAAGTCGATTGGAAGCTATCCTTTGAAAAGCAGACCTCCGAATCAAATACCGATAGGTGGTATGAAAAATGCATCATATACGACAAAAGCTATTTCTTTTTTGGTGCATTGGAACAAAATACCATCCGAAAGTGAACAGGCGGCAAATGCTTTACAACAGGCATTGCAAGAGTGCGATAATGTAACAATCAATGGACAGACGATTAAATTCATAGATATTATGTATGCAGAGCCGGTTTCGGTGGATACAGACGAAAATGGTATTTATGAATATGTGATTGAATGTCTTTTTTATTTGGAAAGGAAGGAATGAACATGGGAAACACAAAAGCCTCGGGAGTATACCCGTGCTACAAAAATCAGTTTAGCGTTGGTGCAACAAAGGAAAGTGCAACAGGTATTGCAGATGCTGAAAGTTTTTCGGTATCGTTTGATAACGGCGTAGAAGAGTGGAATCCGTTTGATACGGAAGGATGGGTAAGACGCTTACAGACATCAAAGGGAATTACGATTTCCGTAACCGCAAAAAGAAATGTCGGAGATACCGGCAATGATTATGTTGCAGGAAAAGCGTTTTTAAACGGACGAGATACAGAAGGATATTTTGCATGGAATTTTCCGGATGGTACAGTTGTTGCATTTGAACAGGCGGTGTATAACGTAACAAATATCAGTGCCGGGGATTCAACTGCGGTTGCACCGTTGGAATTTGACATTATGAGTAATGGTAAGCCGACAGTTACGCAAGCATCTTCCGTATCACAGACATCATTAGGAAAATAGTATGAAAAGAGGAAAATAAATGGCAAAAAAGATAATAGATATTACAGAAAAACTGAGTTTTGAAGAGAATCCTATCCTGGTTATCAAAGGAAAGGAACTGGAAGTGAATACAGATGCCGAAACGGTATTGAAACTAATGGGAATCATTGGAGATCAGGAAGACACCTCGCAGAAAGAGGTATTGGATATGTATGAACTTATTTTCCCGGAAGACTCGCGGAAAGCAATCAGCGAATTATCCTTGTCTTTTAATGATCTGAAGCTGGTAATTAAGGAAGCTATGTCATTGATTACCGAGGAGGATCATGCCTTGGGAGAGCAGTGATCCGTATTACGATTTGCTGGACGACTTTGAGTTAGTCGTTGCATCGTTCCAGACGCAATACGGAATACGATTATCCAGAGAATTGAAAGAAATGAAATGGAACGAATTTTGCATGCTTTTGTCAGGCTTGCAGCCGGAAACGCCTCTTGGACGTATCGTATCTATTCGAGCAGAGGATGACAAAGATATATTGCAGCATTTCTCAAAAGAACAGAAGCGAATACGCAGTGAATGGAGAAACAGGAAGGCAAAAGAAGTATCTGTGGATGACCGGGAGGCATTCTTGGAGCAGATGAAGCAGGTATTTATCAGAATGGCAGGAGGTGCGGAGCAATAGAGAAAATAAAATGTAAAAATTGCGGACAAACGCTCCTGAAGGTTGAGTATGTCAAGGGAGAGATAAAGTGTCCGCGTTGTAAAATGTTAAATTTGATTCACAAAGACAAAGGGAAGAGTTCAGAGACGCACCAGTGAGTAGCGCCCAAGCCTACTTTGTAAAGATGGCAGGTGGGATATATGGGCGAAAGTGTAGGGCAGATCGGACTTGATCTTGTTGTAAATGAAGGTAGTTTTAAAAGGCAGATGGCAGGAATTAGTGGGCTTGCAAAAAAAGCAGGAATGGCCCTTGCCGCTGCCTTTTCTGTAAAAAAATTAGTTGATTTTGGAAAAGAATGTATCAATCTGGGATCTGATCTCGCTGAGGTACAGAATGTAGTTGATGTTACATTTCCAAATATGACCGCACAGGTTGATAAATTTGCTAAAAGTGCACTGACTTCGTTTGGATTGTCAGAAACGATGGCTAAACAGTATACAGGTACATTTGGTGCTATGGCAAAAGCTTTTGGTTTCTCGGAGCAGGCTGCTTATGAGATGGGAACTACGCTCACTGGCCTAGCCGGAGATGTAGCGTCATTTTATAACATATCGCAGGATGAAGCCTATACCAAGTTAAAATCAGTATTTTCAGGCGAAACAGAGACGCTAAAAGACCTTGGTGTTGTGATGACACAGAGTGCATTAGATGCGTATGCGCTGGCAAATGGATACGGAAAAACAACTGCTAATATGTCAGAACTGGAAAAGGTATCTTTGCGATATGCATTTGTGCAGGACCAGTTAACAGCAGCAACTGGAGATTTTGCAAGAACATCGGATTCGTGGGCAAACCAGGTTCGGATTATGAAATTGCAAATGCAATCATTCATGGCTACAGTCGGACAGGGATTGATTAATCTTTTTACACCGATAATTAAGATTATCAACATTGTAATTGGAAAGCTGATGACGCTTGCTAACGCGTTTAAGAAATTCACGGAGTTGATTACCGGAAAGAAGTCGGCGGGAGATCAAGCGGTCAGCATGGGAAAGCAGGCTGCAGATAGTCTCAATAGCGCATCTGGCGCAGCGGATGTTTTGAAAGATTCAACTACAAGCGCTGGAAAAGCAGCAAAAAAAGCTGCAAAAGAGATGAGATCACTTATGGGATTTGATGTGATCAATAAGCTGGATAAGGAGAGCGCTTCCACAGATTCATCTAGTGGAGGCAGTGGAGCTGGTGGAACGGCGATAGATTTTGGAAGTCTTTCCGAAGGCGATAGTGCAATTGGCAAGACAGATAAGGCGTGTAGTAAGTTAGTAAACCGATTGAATGAACTTGCTTCTTTATGCAAAAAAGGTTTTCTTATTGGTTTTGGTGATAGCCAGAAGAACATCGATAAAATAAAGAAATCAGTATCAAGCATCAGGACATCAATAACTGATATATTCACATCTTCTGATATATCGAGTGCAATTAAAAAGTTTACAGATTCAGCGGCCCTTAATCTTGGAAAAATTGCGGGTGCGACTGCAAATGTTGGAATTGCAATTGTGACTAATCTGACGTCGGGAATTGCAAAGTCATTAGAGGAAAAGAAGTCTTATATTCAGGAGAAAATTGCAAGTATTCTTACAATCAGCGCTGACTCTTTTAATCTGGTTGGAGATTTTGCCACGACAATCGGAGATTTGATCAGCAGTGCATTTACAAGTGATGCTGGTATTGATATTTCTTCAGATATATGCTCAATCTTAACAACAGGTGTGTTGGGCGGAGCTGAGTTATTTGCAAAGGCATCGCTTGATATTTCTTCAGTAATTATTCAGCCGTTCATTGATAACAAAGACAAAATTTCGAAGGCAATTCAGGGAACTTTGAAACCAATTTCAGATATCATCGGAACGATAAAAGATGGTGTGGAAGATGCTTTTGAGATTATCGGGAAAGCATATGATGAGCATATTTCCCCAATGTTTAAAACTTTCAAAGAAGGCATTAGTGATACATTTGGAAAACTGTTAGATGCTTACAATACGTATGTCGCTCCAGCATTACAGAGCCTTGCAGATAAGTTTTCGGAAGTGTACGATCAGCACATTAAGCCATGTATGGAGAAAATTGGTGAAACAATCGGTATAATTGCGGATGTAATTTCTGATATGTATACGGGGGTTGTAAAACCAGTTATAGATTGGCTTATTGAAAATCTTGTTCCTGTACTTGTGCCAATTTTGGAGGCACTAGGAAAGAATGTACTTACTATAATTGGAACCATTGCAGATGTTGTTGGCTCGTTGTTAGATATATTTAAGGGAATTATAGAATTTCTGCGTGGAGTATTTACCCAAGATTGGAAGCGTGCACTCAACGGCTTGAAGACAATCTTTAAAGGCGTTATTGACTTTTTCGGCTCATTGCTTAAAGGCTGGCTTGATATGTTCAAGAATGCCTGGGAGGGAATCAAAAAAGTATTTGCTCCAATTACCGGTTGGTTTGAGGAAAAATTTCGTGCAGCATATAAAGGAATTAAATCGGTTTTCAAGGGCATTGGAAAATGGTTTAAGGCACGATATGATGATGTTACAGGGGTATTTGCTGGAATTGGCGGCTGGTTCAAGGATAAATTTGATGAAGCATGGAAGGGAATGACAGGTGCGTTTAAAAACGTAAGTTCGTTCTTTAAAGGGCTGTGGAACAAAATCAGTAAGTGCTTCACAAATGTTGGAACGAAGATTGGAAGTGCTGTGGGTGGAGCGTTTAAAACTTCGATTAACGCAGTGTTTAAGACGATTGAGAATATTGTCAATGGTTTTATTAAAACAATTAATGGAACAATTAAGATTATTAATAAAATACCGGGTGTCAGCATTGGTAAGATCAGCACTGTAAAACTTCCAAGGCTGGCACAGGGTGGATATGTAAAGCCAAACACACCGCAACTTGCCATGATCGGTGATAACCGGCATCAGGGTGAGGTTGTGGCACCAGAGGATAAATTAAAGGAGATGGCAGCAGAGGCGGCACGGATGGCTGGAGGCAACAGTGCATACTCAGCAGAAATCCTTAAAGTATTGTTGCAGATTTTAGATGCCTTAAATGGCATGAATTTGGAGTTGTCCATAGATGGCAAAAAACTTAAAGATGTAATTGTAAAGAAAATTAATCAGAATACGATTGCAACGGGAGTCTGTGAAATTATCACATAGGAGGAATGTATATGGCAATATTGAAAGTTGGATCAGTAGCGTTGCCAAGTCCGGTATCTTTGTCATCAAATGATGAGATTATCTGGTCGAGCAATACTGGAAGAACAGCATCTGGTGATATGGTGGGAGACATCGTTGCAGAAAAAAAGAATCTCGAGATTAAGTGGGGTGTTTTGACGGAAAAAGAAATGAAGACCATCAGCAGTAACTTAAAAGCAGGTTTTTTCCCCATGACTTTTCGAGACGATGGAGTAGAGATTACGATAAAGTCATACCGTGGAACTCTCACAAAGGAGCACCTGGGATATATCGGAGATGGAACATATTATTACAAAAGTGCATCCGTATCCATTGTTCAGAAATAAAATGCATAGGAGGCAGTATGTATCAGGATGTCACCAGCAGTTATGCAGAAAAAATAAATAATGAAAGCCGTACCTTTATAGCAAAATTGGAATTTTCATCAGGGAATGTTATGGAAACTGATGTTCGCAGTATAAAGCTGACGAGCCAGGCAAACAGTGGTACTGATACAGTAGAGATTGGGGGCGTGGTATCCACACAGTTGGATGTTGAGGCACACAGTCCGGATTTTAGTATTACAGGAAAAGAATTTAAACTGTACTTTGGTTTACAATTAGATGGAAATGTGGAATATTTGCCAATGGGGGTATTTATTCCACAGAAGCCAACATATTCGCAGGACAAAAGTATTGTCACGTTTACTGCATATGATCGTATGGTAAGTAAGCTTGAAAAAGCTTACAATACAGAAATTGAAAAATATCCGGCAGATGCAAAGAACATTTTGCAGGAGATCAGTACTATGAGCGGGGTTCCAATCGGAAATCTCGATGCGCTTCCGGATGGGTTAAGGATCAAGGCGCGCACAGACCAGTCAGACACAGGTAAGCAAATATCAGCCCCGTTTTCTGGCTGTACATATCGTGAAGCTATCGGATATATAGCGCAGATGTATGGGATGTTTTCTACAATAAACAGAAATGGGGAATTGGAACTTCGCTGGTATAAGGATGTTAATTATGAGATTAACAACGATCGTATTTTCGAAGGGGAATTTTCTGACAAGTATACATTAAAGAAGATTGAATGCGCGACATCAAGCAAAACACTCACAGCAGGAAAGGGAGAAACGGGAATCAGCATTTCCAATCCGCTCATGACACAGGCGATTCTTGATGGTATTTTCGAAAAGATAGGAAACATGAGTTATCTTCCTTATGTGGGTACATATTTGGGAGATCCGAGGATTGAGCTGGGCGATATCATAACAGTAAATGGAAACAAAGTTCCGGTCATGAGTATTAAGCATGATTTTGATGGTGGTATCACAACAGAGATTGGCTGCTATGGCAATACGGAAGAGGAAGAGAATAATCCCAATGGACCGACACAGTCCAAACTTGATAAGATCAGCGAGGAATTGTCTAACATTGGGGAAAACGTCGTATATGAGTATACGAATAGCAAAAAACTGACCATCACATCTGCAGAGCAGAATATTATTTTAATCCGTTATATGGCATCAAAAGATACAAAGGCAGAGTTTAAAGCAGAAATTCTGGTAAATGTGACTGCCACGCAGAAAACGGTAACAGCAAACGATGCATCCGGAAATACAATTACATTTTTATCGGACGGTAAAGCAGTTCTTGTACTGACATATCGTATTAATAATGAAAAGCTGGTAACACACATCCCAGTGGAGACATTACAAAGCGGCAAGCATATTATTACGCTATTTTATCAGATCAATAGCATAAAAGGAGATTCGGTAAACCGATTTGAGGTGCTTGCGCAGATTGAGGGGGGAACGGCCGTTGTTGAAGTAGGAGGCATTATTGCGACAATATCCGGAAATGGATTTGTAGGGGAAGTTGACTGGGACGGAACAATTGAAATCGAAGAGAAATTTAAAGGAATTTCATTGGATGATTCAAAAGTTAAACTTGAAAGTTTTGCGGAAACAATTACCGCAAAGACAAATGGACCAGATACAGAAGGATTTGCAGAGCAATTTGCCGGAATCACTCTTTCGGACAGCCTGATTGAAATTGCCGGAATGAAAGAAACGCTTGGAAGCAAAGATACTATCAGGACGCACACCATCAGCACGCAGTACAAGCAAGGATCTGTGTATAGTCAGGAATATGTCAATGATGCAGCGGATACCTTTAAAATGCGTACCGATTATAAGTATATTTCAGAGGAACAGACGATTGACAGCGGAAGGATGGAGACGATATCTCTTGACTTTACGCAGTATACAGCAGAGAGTGTGGTGATTTCATGAATTACAACAGTATAGAGGATATTATATCAGATGTGACACATGTGACTGTGATTATCAATAATGAAGGCCATGACGATGATGCGGTTGCTGTGGATGGCGCGGACTGGCTGACATTTAACAATGCAGCAGTTGCACAGATCTACTGCAGCGGCAATTCGTGGCTGGGATTTGGCAGTAATAGCGAGTACCTGAGAGTAAATCGCCGGGATGCAAAAATGTACAATCTCTGGAGAGAGGAAGGTACGCTGTATGGATATTATCATTTCATCCGAATCAGATGGAATGGGTATACTTATCATGGCACCACAGGGGATGATTACCGGATTACATTTGATGTTGTTTTGCTTGATACGGGGGATATCTATCTGCACATGGTGGATATTCCGACATCATACAATGACGGAACAAATGAATTATCTGCAGGAACGACATATAGCTATACATATTCTTCCGAATCCCCCAATGTATCATTTTATAAGCAGGAAGACGGAAGCTTTACTGTAGTAAATGAAGTGATACAGATTCAGCCCCCATTTGACCGGAAATACCTGATCAAAGATTCCGAAACAGGGAATCTTTATAACATTACAGATAGAGCGCTTGTACGGATACCAATATCCGAAGTGACAGCCACCGTGTTCCGACAGTATGGAATGGATGAGATCAGCGATCCCGCATTGCTCTTTGGGATCAGCAAACCCACGATTTTATACTGGCAGGATTCAGACACTAAATTGCCGGAAAAGAAGGTAACGATTACCGCAACACCACCGGAACAAAACATTCTGACAAATATAGATTTATCGGATGAGAGCATTAAGGGAATTACGGGTGTAAATGTTGAAGCGTCCGGAGCACCAGTCTTTTCCTGTAGTTTTGATGATGGAAGCACATGGAGCATTCATAACGGGACTGACTGGGTGGCTTTAGCTGACGGAGCGTCCGGTATGGATGCGGATGCATTAAAAGCAATTACAAGCGAGCAGTGGAATGCGGCAACGGCTGACGGATCTTTCTTTGTTTTTCGGATTACGCTGACAAGTGCAGAAGATGCGGTGAGCAGTGTTGTTTTCAACTTCATGAATTAGGAGGATAAGCATGTTAAAAGGACATACAAAAATTGAATTGACGAATGTGCATACAGGGGAAAAGGAAGTTGTTGAAAAACACAATTTGATTACAAGTCACCTAAGCATCCTTGCAAATTTATATAGAAGGTTTACTGGAGATTATACAATGAGAACAAAAATAGGCCCTCTTTATGATAACGCTATGGGTGGAATTATCTTATTAAGTGAGCCTGTAGAAGAAAATATAAGTAACTATGCTTTAAATATTTCTTCTATGGATATACTGACAGGATATGCATCGAATGATGCAAATGCCAGTTCTGATAAAAAAAGAGGAAGTAAAAATCTGACAGAGAGTAAATTGTTGGATAATGGATACCAATATGTCTGGGATTTTGGAACATCACAGGGAAATGGATCTATATCTGCAGTTTGTTTGACAGATGCAGAGACTTGTAAGAATGGATATACAATACTGGCAAATCCAGAAAGTATTGGATCAGTATACTTAGACGAAAGATACAGTGAACTGGAAACGAATTTTGTACATTATGATTTTAATAAAAATATTGCTACCTGTATTACACAGGTGGATGAAACAACAATTAAAGTGAAAAAGTTTACAATTGCAATAAACACGCTCTATTTAACAAGTGGAATCTGTACGAAGGTAACAAAGATAACTGAACAAAATGTGGAATGTTCCGGATTTAAGAATGGGGGAACTTGGACATATGGTCATGATGGATACTATTATTATTTTTGTGCGGAGTCACAGAATAAACAGTATCTTGCAAGAATGAACAAAGATACTTTGCGGGTAGACGAATCTTTTGGCATAAAAGAAATTAATACAAATTATGCTATGTCACGATCAGATGTTTTCTGTGTTACAGATGGATATTTATATATTAAAACAGCCATTGAAAAAGCCGTGGCTTTTTCAAAGATTAATATATCAGATCCTTCGGATATTATACAGTATGATGAAAGTTTCACTGCCTATTACGGGGCATATGCAAACAAAAATCAGGTGTTTTCATATGGAAATGTTTTTCTGAAGGATAATACAGTATTCCATTATAATTATAGCGGTGAAAATAATTGTAGGGGTTTTTATAATAAGACATATTATGAAGAAAAATATATTCCGACATATATTGCAGATGATAATGAGCTTATAAGAATTGACACGGGTACTGTTAGTGATAAAACTGTAACAGCTTTGGGTTTTGGGTATTTTCGGAATAATGTTTGCACTATCAATAATCTGGGAAACACACTTGTGAAAACCGCGGATAAAACCATGAAAATCACATACACAATCACAGAAGAATCATAGAGGGCATCTTCGGATGCCTTTTTTATTTGGTACAAACAGTATTTGAATAGGGAGTATACTTTATTCATAAATATTAAGGAGTGCACCGGATGATCAAATTTATATCAGACAACTGGCAGTTAATAACTGCTTTTGCAGGCGCGGTTCTATTTCTGTATAGACAGGTAATTGCTACTCGCAAAGGGGTCAGGGCGTTGCTCCGTGCCGACCTCATACGCCTGTACAATAAATACCATGATGATCTCGGATATTGCCCGGTATATGTTAAGCAGTCCTTAGAGGATGAATACCAGCAATATCACGCACTTCATGGGAACGGAGTAGGAACGCAACTATATAACGCATTGATGGCTCTACCAACAGAGCCACAGGAAGGAGATTAATATGCCAAAAAATTGTGTATTCAAAGTATCAGTAAACACACAGAAATGGGCAAAGGCTGCAGCAGTCAGAGCAGTGAAGACTATGGCGCAGACAGCTATTGCTGTTATCGGAACAAGTGCAGTCGTGTCTGCAGTAGACTGGAAGATGGTAGTATCAGCATCGATTGTTGCAGGTTTGGTATCGCTACTCACCAGTGTAGCCGGTATCCCGGAAGTTAAGGAGGAATAGCATGGCAGTTACAAAAGCAATCAAAGCAATTGCAAAGCAGTTGTTTGCGAATCCGAAAAACTATGGAAAAAATAAGAGAAGTTTAAAATCCATTAAGTACATCGTTATCCATTACACTGCCAATGACGGCGATACAGATGAAGCAAATGCGAAATACTTCCATAATAACGTGGTCAAAGCCAGCGCACATTATTTCGTCGATGATGATTCCTACACGAAGTCGGTGCCGCTTAAAAACATTGCTTGGTCCGTTGGTGGCAAGAAATATCCGAACTGTGGAAAGACAGGTGGAGGCAAAAAGTATGGACTTTGCACCAATGCCAACTCGATCAACATCGAATTGTGTGATACCGTAAGAGACGGAAAAGCTGGAGCATCAGCAGCAACGATTCAGAATGCGCTTACACTTACTCGCAAGCTGATGAAGAAATATAACATCGACAAGGCACATGTAATCCGACACTTTGATGTGACCGGAAAGCCATGTCCGGCATATTGGGTGGACGATAAAAAGTGGAAGAAAGAGTTTTTGGACAAGCTATAATTTTGTGTAGAAATATGATGGGTTTTACGGTAGAATAGGAAGGAACAAAACGGAACAGTTCCTTCCTATTTATATTGTAGGCTATTGGTATATGGCGGTCCTGATGGTGAATTAGGAGCCTCC